GCTAAGTTAGCAAATGATTATCTCAATACTGTTCCTCACAAACATCATGGTGTTTATACTAAGGGTACAGCAGAGTATACAGAAGCAGCAGGATTGCCTCAACAAATAAAGTCAGTTATGCATCGTATAAATCCTGATTTGGGAATTGACATAAGTAATGTGTTTACTATTGAAGGTCAAAATAATATAATGGATAAGTTAGGATTAGATTCTAAAAATCCACGCCTTCTTGAAACTATGAATGATTATTATGAAACCCAATTGATGAATCGTTTAAATCAGTTCGGAGAAATCAATACTCCTATAATGACAGTCAGGCAGTTGTTTGAACAAATGTACCCTGATGTTGATATAGGTTCTTTACTAAAAGACAGTAACAAGCGTGTAGATGAAGACTTAAGGCAAAAGGTTTTGGGACTTTACAGAACTATACAAGACAATGACAAGAACCAGCAAGTGGGTATTCATCTTCATACTGCTTTGAGTACAGACCATAGAGCGACTGACAAGGATTTGTATGATTTTCAAGGTAATGTTAAAATTCCTAAATTTGGAAATGTAAAGAATAAAAAGATAGATGACAAGATAGACAAGTATTATCAAACTCTACAAAGGTTAAACAGTATTGTCACAGCGTTTCCCGAAGTTGAATCTCCTGCTGGCTTGGCTCGCACTGGTATTACAGATGTTCCTGTAGGACCAGTTAGTCCTGACGGCCACTCTGTACACAGTCTTTACAACTCCGCTGGTTTTGCTCACGAGTTTGGTGATGAGTTCCATCCTAATTTTGATTACAAGATAAATCCTAAGACAGGAGAAGTCTTAGTCAAACCAGTGCCTCAAGGTCATAGCCAAAGGTTAGTTCAACCACTAGAAACTTTTTGGAATGCAGTTGCTCCCGATGAGTGGTTGAGGATGCTTAGAGGACCGGAACATCAGGAGGCGAGAGAGGCTTTAGATACTCTTGAAAGAATGGCTGCTCAGTTTAAACCTAACAGCATAGGTGAGACAAGGCATCAAGACCATCATTCTGCTACCAAGTCTGAGGTTAATCTTGCAGACTTAACTAATCCTGACATTATTAGAAAGGAACTTGGAAAGAAAGTACCTACTCTTCAACCAATGCATCGTATATTTGACCTCGATGATTTAGAGCATCTTCGTGGATTCACAGGCGACTGGATAGTTTCTGCTATGCCGGAAGGCGAAAGAGGATTTGTAGAGAAAGAGGATGATGAGGTCAGTTCTGAAACATTTGACTTGTCTGAGGAAGACAAGAGTAACTTCAAACAAGTAACTGATGAAGATTTCAAAGCAGATGTTATCAAGACAGAAGAAGGCTATTACATATTTGATGTGTTGAAGTTTGCAGAAAAAGAAGTACATGATGTACCTATTAGTGACAGAATCAAGATACTCAGAGGAGGCATGGAAGGCGTAGAGAATGTCCATGTCCCAAGTGCAAGCGATACTCGTCTTACAGATGATGAAGGTTTGAAATCAGTAATAGCCGACCTACAAAAAGACCACGAACAGATACTACTTAGAGATGCTAAGTCAGTTTACATGGCAGGAGAGTTAAGACATCCTAAGTGGGTTATGCTCAAGCCGGGTAGAGATGTAGTGCTCAGAGTTTTAGAAAGAAGAGGCAACGGTCCTTACACTTACAGACTTGGCACAGGTCCAATTACCCAAGAAGAAAATATTGGTAACAGGGCTGTCGAATCTGATGGTGAGAACTACATGGATGTCGGTGTGGCATTCAATAGTCCTGAAAAATACAACGAAGGTGACCATGTAAGAGTCAACGCTGCTAATGTAAGTAAAGTAGAAACTGTAGACGAAGATGCAGTTTATACTTTGACTGGCTCAGAAATAATAGGCGAGGCAGAAGGAGAAGGTTTGGTCAGCAGAGAAACATTGGGATTACTTGCAAAGTCTTTGGATTCTCAGTGGCTTTGTGAAGTCACTCGTGCTAAGAGTGGTATCAGAATCACTATGCCTCAAGGAGATGTAGTTTACAAGGCAACTCAATCAGGTTATGCTTGGACAGTGCATAGTCCACTGGCTTCTAACAATTATCTGATTCGTCTTGCTGAAAGTCAAAGAGTATATTGGAGTCCAATAGCAGGTGCCTTACTCAAGGCTAATTTAGAAATCAAAGAAGAAGTACACGAATCAGAAGGTGATGCAGAGCCTTTGATTGAGCCAAAGAAAATAGAAGACTCTGATTGGTGGAAGAAAAAAGAAAAACAAAAGGTCCTTGTCAAAGGGTTGGCACTTATTGATAAGTTTTTGAAAAGTGGAGTAGGCGCAGTTGGTCAATCGAGTACAGGTGCTATGGGATTAGGAATAGGTTACGCTACACCTATAGAATCGCCTATGGGTCCAACAAACTTGCATGATGAAAAGACCATGCCTGACTTTGATAACAGAAAGCGACCCGGCGAAGATGAGTCTATAGAACCTAATACAGAGGATTTGGAAGACGATAAACGCATTACTGTTCCCACAAAAGAGGGTGTTTTAGAAGTAACATCCGACAAGGCTACCTTTCGTACTTAGTTAAATAGTATGAACATTATCTATAGACCAATGGCTACCGCAACGGCACTACGAACCTCCGCTGTTTCTCACAGTGGAAGTATCAGTATTGTTAAGGCGGATAATGACCTTGTAATCGCTGGATACGCATCTGTAGAGATGGTAGATAAGCAAGGAGATTTGATTACAAGGGGTGCTTTGAAAAACGCATTTGGCGATTTCATGAAAGCAGATGGCTACAGAAATGTTCAACTCGCACACTCTAACATACAAGTTGGAGAAGTAATACCAGCCTACACTGACTCTGATGGTCGTGTATGGAAATCCGGCGTTGATGACGCTGGAATGTTCGTTGTCATCAAACTAAGAGATGACATCGAAAAGGCTCGTGAAGTAGCCAATGAAATTCGCAAAGGTGCCCTGCGTGGGTTCAGTATTGGAGGACAAGCATTCAAGCGAATGCGAAAGAGTGACCAACAACACGGTGACTATACTGAAATCTCCAAACTGGAACTACACGAGGTTACTATTTGTGAAAAAGGTATCAACCCGGAGGCGACATTCCGTATATTGAAGGAGGACACAAACATGAACGAAGATAATGTATTGGGAGAACTATCTACAACATTAGATAGATTGAACGGTCGACTTGACGCTATGGAAAAGGGTGAAATGCCACCCGGCTTGAAAGAGCACATGGAAGGCAAGAAAGACGACAAGAAAGAAGAAGAAGAAGACAAAGGTGAAACTATGGCTGACGAAGACGAAAAAGAAGGCATGTATGCCAAATCAGACGAATACAGCGATGTAATCACAAGTGAATACCTGAACTGGATGGAGAACACATTGAAATCTCAAGGTGTAGACATCTCAGGCGCAAGAGAACACTTTGATAACATTTCTAAAGCAAACCTTGGAAGCACACCTGAGCAAATCGGTGATGGAGCAGACTACTTTGCAGGTCAAGTAAAGGGCCGTGCACAAGAAGGTGGCTCACCATCAACCAACGCTATCGGTAAACTAAACAGTGGCGGTAGTGGAGAAGTTGCTAAGGGTTACTTGCACCCTGACTCAGTAAGTGCATCTGACTTAGAGGCTGCTTACGAAGTTTACAAGGCTGCTGCACTTGAAGAGCAATTCAAGGGCAACCTTGGTGCTGTGTTTGCAGACAGACTACAGAAAGAAATGACAGCAGAAGCAAACGCTAAGGCTGCTGCAACATTTGACGCAAGAACACCTCTTGCTAACATCGAAAAGGCTCTTTCCGACTTAAGTGAAAGAATCGACAACATCAGCAAATCTGTACCATCAGAAGGTGCAATTAGGAAATCTGTTTCCACTGTTGAGGTCCCATCAACTACAGACCTCGCTAACATGGACTGGGATGAGGTACATCGCCTCGCCGGGAGTGTTTGGAACTAAATTAGTGGAGAATAAGGAGAGATAAACATGGCACGAAATTACATGAGGACAATTAACGATATGGAACGCTACTACTACGGTGCAGGTAACTCAATGGGTTACTCCTACACTGGTAGCGAACTATTGAAAGCAGACGCTCCATTGTTGAGCACAACCGCAGGTACATACCAAGCAATCTACGGAAGAAAAGTTTGGTCACAACTAAACCAAGAATTTAACGCATTCTCTATCCTACCTAAGAAACCTTGGGACAGAAGTGGATGGAGAGTAGTTACTGCAAAGCCATCTAAGACAGTTGGTGGAGGAATTGCAGAAAACGGTACACTACCTGACACAACAAAGCCAACATTCCAAAATGTTGCAGCAAAACCAAAGACTGTTGCTCACTCATTCGACATGAGCGAAGTAGCAATCTTCCTAAACGACAAAGATGACGGACTTGGCGACATTCGCTCAGTCTTGAAAGAAGAAATGGGTAAGCACCACGCAGAGCACATCAACGACATGCTAACCGAGGATGTAACAAATGTTGCAGGAAACGACATCGAATCCCTTGACAGAATTACTACTGGTAACAACAGCATGACTTCCGGTACTCACTACGATGCTGGAGACGAAGACATTTACTCTATCGACAGAAGTGCTAACACATGGGCATTTGCAGAAGACTCTGCTGACAGTGGTTCTGCTAACAGAACTCTATCACTTGACCACTTGGATGAGACATTCAGACTCATTTGGGAGCGTGGAGGAAATCCAAAGGTTATGCTAACTGGATATGACACTTTGATGAGAATCCAACAATTACTACAAGCACAACAAAGGTTCATGGAAGAAAAGAGAGTTGTTCCAACCTTTAACGGTGTAAAGGGTGTACCCGGTGTTGAGGCAGGATTTATTGTCGCAACTTACAACGGAGTACCAATCATCCCAACAAAGGAGATGGCATCTGACGGAATCAGCAGAGTTTACATGCTTGACACAGATTATGTCTACTTCTCTACAGCAAAGCCAACACAGTACTTTGAAAGCGGTATTGAAACTGGCGACCCATTCGCTATTAACAGACTAGGACAAGAAGGACTTTACCGAACAATGGGTGAAGTTTGGACTACTTTCTTTGGAGGTCAAGGTTCTATCCGTGACCTACAATGAGGTTAATGGTGATATAACTACAGGAGATGAAAAAATATGGCAACAGAAACAGCAACAAACAAAGGATTGACAATATCTTTCGATGATGGAGATTTTACCACAGGTACTGTCTCGGTTCTTTTGGACCTTGACTTGCGAACAGGAACACCAGTTGATGAAACTGGTTGGTTAGACGGTAACGCTGGTGGCGACTATCCGGGTTCACTAACTGGGTTCCTTGCATCAAACAGTGATGGTAACGCATCCGGTAGCATGAGATTAGTGACTATCGGATTCACACTGGCTGACGCAGCAGAACAAGTACTGGTTATCACAGAAGGTGCTTCAAAAATTGTAGGAGTACTTGGCTCTACTTTCGCAGTAGCAGACAAGGTTCTTTCAGCAGGATTTACCAACACTGGACTTGCTCCAGCGGCTAAGACTGGCGGTACAGACCCGGCAATTGTTTTACACAGTGAAACTGCTGGTGGCGCAGGAACAGTAACAGTGGTACTACTTAACTGAGGTGAGTAGTCTTGCCTAAAGTTACATACATCGGGGGCACTGCTTATCGCAAGATGCCTGATGGTAGTAAGATGGTTTGGCCTAAAAATGTACCAGTAGAAGTCAGCCAAGAATGGCTTGACGAATACAGGGTACAGATATGCACAAGCCCTACTGCTTTCAGAGTAGAAGGCGATGGCGGTGTTACCGTTGATGAAGGTAATGATGGCATTCCTGACGCTGGTTGGACTAAGAAAGACATATCTACATGGCTAAAGGCGAAAGGTGTAGAGTTCGGTGGATACGCTACAAAGGGTAAACTACTCGGACTTGTGGAGGAAACTCTAAATCCTCCCGCACCTGAGCCTGAACCAGTAGTAGTCGAAGAACCAGTATTGGAAGAGACTACACCAATAGAAGAAATTACAGGAGATGAATAAATATGGCAAACACAACAGACCCAAGACCAACATACTTTGGAGATAGAATTATCATTACAGGCACATATACAGCAGGCGCAGGTCCTGAAACAATTGACCTAAGTTCACTTGTATCAAGTATAGATTTCGCAGCAGTGACACCTACTGCTACAAGCGATGTAGGACTACCCGAAGCAGGTGCCAGTGCAAGTCTTATCACAATAAAGACCACTGATGTAGCAACTGTTAGCGGTACTACTCTAACAATCACAGCAGCAGAAGCAGGTCCTGCGGTAGTCGGCGGAACATGGTTTGTAATAGGTCGCCGATGAGGTGGCTTAAATGGCTAACACAGCGACCATACTTGGACCTTTCACCCAAGAGCAAATGAATGCAAAGACTGCAATTCAGTCTGCAATAGTGACCGCTGCTACTGGCAATACGCTGGTAGCGGCGGAACCATTTGAATACCGTGGTAGTATTTACATAATAGTATCAACCAGTTGATAATGTATGGAATCCTACGGCAGTCTTGGGCTTGACGACATAGCGAGATTACAGAAGCGTGGCATCCGTCTGAACGAATCATACGGTGCTTCGGCGGTAGCCGATGAAGAAAACCCTTTATCGGGTTTGACTTTGAAGCAACGCAATCGTAATAAGAATGCTGGTGATGTCCTCAACATAGGCTCAGGTACAAGGTGCAAGCACTGCGGGATGCTTTACTTTTGTTGGGTCGATAAATGCAGGACTTGTAGTAAGCCAATGGAGTTTAATCTTGGACAAAAGGAATGAGGAGGATGAGTCATGCCAGCAGTATTTTCACCCGGCGAGCCTGAAACTCGACCTCTTGACCCTGATGCAATAGTTTACACTACAGGAGATAAGATAGGTCGCTTGTTAGGAATCGCCGCTGGCGAACCTGTTGATGCGGCGGCTGACGCAGTTGGTACTGGTTTTTACATCAGTGGAACAGACCTCAGAGAACATGGCTTTGAGAATGGCGATACTATCTTTGTTTACAGCGACCTCGACCCAGTTGGTACTGATTTTACCATCACTACTCCTGTAGTAGAAGATGTCAGTGGAACCAAGTATGTCAAGTTACCAACTACTATTGCTACACCTGCTAACTATACTACCGCAGCCTACACTGTGATTCAGAACAAAACTATCTTCACCAACGGTAAGAGTCGTGGTGTGACCAAAGATATTGTCAATGAACATATCAGAAGAATACAAGATAGGATTGACAATTATACTCACAATGCTTGGCGACCTTATCTTGTTAGCGCAGAGTATCTTAATTTTGATACTTACAAACCATACAGAAGGCGATATTATACTGATTATGTGGGTACTACTCCCCTATTGTTTAGGAATGTTCAGCAAATTTTGAGGCTTGAAGTTTGGCAAGGGGATGATTACAGAGACTTGGCTGGAGCAGAGGCGAGACTTGAAGTCTTAGACTCAAAGGGTTTAGCAGGTGGTGCTTTGCTACTTTGTCCGGGTGCCAAAGGCTTTGCAAAATTAGCAGAGGGGAGCAATTCTCAACAGTGGGAATCTGAATTTAACGAAGTTAACACTGCTCAGAATATCGCTGATTTGGTTAACAAAGAAGATAGAGTAGGAAGAGGTACTGTCACATTCACTCAAAATACTGACAGTCCCAGTGGTACTACTTACACTCAACCCGGCTCATCAGGTGATGTAAGCGTGTTTGTGAATAATGAATTTATAGCAAGTGCTAACTCTGATTACGGTAATGGTAAAATTAAGATTACCAGTATGCAACAAAC